AACATCAGCTTCTACTGGTAACTTACTACCAAATGGTTGGTAAGCAACTTTTATGCCGTATTGCTCTGCTAACGCAGCTTCTCTTTGATGTTGTTCAAATAATTCTTCAGGATCTCTACCATATGCAGCACTTATATCTGAGAACGTTGTGATACCTGCGCTTAAACCAGCTACATTTGCTTGTTGCTCCTTTAAAGGATCTATCCAAGACCAAGATCTAGGAATAAATGTTATACTTGCACTAAATTTATCAGATTTGCTTACTGGTAAATTAATTCTACCGCTAGCTATTGCCATATCAAACCACTTGTAAAATATTGGTTCCATGAAATGTTCGACTACGAATTGTTGATAGATTTGAAACATAGATCTATCCTCCAAAGCTCCATGTCTTATAGAGGAATAATTAATGCTTGTTAAATCGTTTGTTAATGCATGGTAAGATATGTTCAAACCAGATGCTATACTTCTTAATACCTGAGTTGTGAATGTTTCAAAAGCACTGTTTGGATGGTTTGGATCAAAAGCTTTAAAATCCATTCCAGCTGGTAATTGTTCAAAAGTACCAGCGTTAGCATTCATTATAGGCGCATGATCATGATCGTAGCCTTCACCTGTGTAACCTTCGCCATCAGGTGATATAAAAAATCCCATTTTACTAGCGGATACTCTAGCAGCAACAATTTCTGCTTCTAAATAACCATTTAGCATTTTTATATTTGGTATAGCGCTAGCAATCAAAGATATACCTCTTCTTTGGCTTATCCTTGATGGTATAAACGCATGTATCATCTCATCTGCTGGGACTCTTATATATTTATTCTCTTTGTAATAAACTTGATCATATGGGTGCTCTTTATATAAATGATATGCGACAGGTTTGTCATTTTCATCGTATTCAATGCCCATTTTTATTTTATTGCCAGTTTTTGGGTTCGTATCATTTAACTTTTCGTTTAAATGATCTGGTTCCATGAATTGGATGGCGTAACCATATGGGTTTTTATTTGTAATTATATGCCTTATTAATACTTCACCATCTCTAGCTAAAGATTCGATAAATATTTTTTGACAATCTAAGAATGACATCATACCATTCATGGTACAAATTCCTTTTTTACCCCATTCTTTCCATGCTTGCTCTATTTTTTGATTAGCTAATATGTCTAAACTCCCATCATCATTCCTAGCTTTAGAGCTTAGCTTGATTCCATGTTTACCTATAACATTGCTAATCATCAAGTTTAAATATCTAGTGACATAAGGATCGTTTCTAGCTAAATCTCTTGCCCTATCTCTTAAAACCCTTATATCATTTCTTATTACAGCATCTGCAGATGTTGATGTTGTGTAAAAATCACCGAACAATCTACCGCCATCTGCTGCTTTATAAGACCTTTTGAAGGTTTGCGTTTTCTTTTGTTTTCTATTAAATATATTGTTATACCAAGCCATTTTATTTACTTAAGTCTGTTATATTTTTTAAATCATCATGCGTGCCAAATCTAACTCTTATTTCAGCACCAGATGATTGCTTGTTTCTAACCCTTGATTTCCTTAGTTCTCTTAAGTGTTCAGCTTTATACCTATCACGTAGGGTTAATAATTCATCTATAGTAAGTCTTGTTAATGACCTACCAGCTATAGACATTGACGATTGATCTATAGTTGCTCTATTTTCTATAACAGCCTCTATGGCATCTAGTACAACTTTAGCGTGAGATCTTACATCTGATGACGTTGTTGCGTAGTTTTCAATTAATTTAGAATATCCTTCATCAAGAACCAATCTTTCGGAATCAGAAGATCTTGTTATATAACAAAACCAATGGTAATTCCCTGCAGAGTAATTAGTTGTAGTTGTAGAAGGTATTTCTATAAAGTAATTGCTATCTGCCTCTGTAGCAGAGAGTGTAAAATTTACCGATGTAGAACCATCTACAATATTGAACTCATAAGAGAGAGAATAATCATCTGGAGAATAGACAGTTGCAATGTCGTCTCTCCTCCAAACCCACCTATCTCCTATTACTAAATTTTCTGGTTCCTGACGTGGATAGTGTGACCTATCGAATTTATTTTCCATAAAATTAGTAAAATTTTTTTCATTTTACTAATTTTTGTAAGAAAATGATACTAGTTTTTAGTTTTATTAATAAATTTTTTAGAAAGCGCCAAAGCTGATGAAACAGCTTGATCCATATCTATATAGACATACAAACCACATCTACCAATAAAATTTATATTGTTTGGTATTAACTTTTTATATTTCTCGTATAATTTCCTATTACTTTGATCTATATCTTTCACTGGATAATATCTTTCAAAATTATTATCTTCAAAATCACACGGTTCCTCATAAGTTAATGTTGTGAAATTACAATCATAATTATAATTGTTAGGAAAGTTTTTCCATTCAGTGACTCTAGTAAATTTAGAGTCGTCTGTAAAGTTAACCACTGATGTTGGTAATATATTCTTCTTAGGGATATCGAATGTATGAAATTTTATAGATCTATAAGGTAGTTTACCATACCTATAATCAAAATACTCGTCAATAGGCATTGAGTTAAATATAAAATCATAATCGTTTTCCATCAACTTATCAAAAGGCGTGTTGAGAGATACTTTTATTCCATCTAATAAATTTTCAAATAATTTTGTATAACCACTCATGGGCATAAATTGATATTCATCGTTTGGAAAGTAATACTCATTAAGATCATCTCTTATTGGTACTCTATTAATTATAGATGGATCTAATTCATATATATCTTTGTCCCACATTTTTTTCGTATATGGTTTAAAGAATATATCAACAATATTATCTTCACCAACTATATCTTTTGTTTCTTTATTAACTGGGAGTGTAACAAAGGTACCATCCTGCAATACAGCTTTTACTTTATGTTTATAAGGGACCCAATTAGTAAATCTAGATAAATACGCAAACACTTTAGCATTGTTTGTATGCAAAATATGAGGCCCATATTGATGAACTCTGATTCCTTTTGAGTTTACATAATCGTACGCATTCCCACCTATATGAGATCGTTTATCTATTACATGAACATCATGTTTTGCATCAGATAATTCTCTAGCTAACACAGAACCATAAAAACCAGCGCCAACTACTAATATCTTCATAAGCTAAGAACCTTAGATAACTCACTTTTTTGGATATCTTTATCGAGTGGGTGATTTGCATACAAAGCATCACCTTGTTTGGCTGCGAGATTGATTCTTTCATAGTCAGTCATGTCTGCAAGTTGTTTTGGTGATATAGATGATAAATCTTCATCATTGTAATACAACATAAGCTCTTTTTTATCACCTATTAATATGCTACCAGCGTCTGCTACTTGTAATGGTCTTGCTCTCCACCAACCAGAACCAGAATGATAGTAACCGGCCATTAAAGTTCCCCAACATTCGCCAAATATATTAACTATTTCATCTTCAGTTACTCTATCTTGACCATCCTTTCTTGAGCCAAATTTAAGCAATTCCCAGCCTGTTTCTTCTACTTTTTGCGCTTCTAGCCATTTTTTCGTTTGGTCCTGTATCAAACCAGCAAAGTTAAATGCTTGTTTTTTACCCCTATGAAGGAATGTGGTTGGTTTCCTATTTAAATGATATGGATTAGGATTGTATGAGTATAGTAACTCACTTGGCCAATCAATAAGTAACCCTAAATCACCACCAGCAAAGGCGGAGATAAGCATTTTGTTTGCTTTCTTCTCTAATAATGATAAACCATCCAACAATTGATCTTTATAGGAAGTTATCGTATCTTGATCCACATGTTTATGACTTTCTTTGACAAATGACCTAAATAACTTTTCTTCATCCTTAAGTGATGATAAACCATCAAAAATACTCTTGGTTTGCCAATCATCGAATGCTAAAATACAATCTTTTCTCACATGCATAGCCCAAAGGCCGTTATACACATACCCAGCAAAACCTGATGGGTTGTGTATGTATACAATTACATGATCGTATTGGTCCAAGCTTTCTCCGACCTCAACAAATCTTTGATATACTTCGTACCCCATGTCCTCTAAGCACCTTATTAATGAATAATGTGATGGAACAACTTGGAGTTGTTGTTTTAAATAAAAATCTTTAGTACATTGATTTTTATTCATACCTGTTATTAATACTTTTTTCATAAACCCTCCTCAAGATTATATTGATCTAAGCATATTTTTTTTAAATCGTTGTTAATTGTACAGTACTCTGATATTGTATCGCATATTAATTTATCAGGATCACCATTCCTTCTGTTACCAAAGTCATACTCAAAGCTATTTCTAGTTACCCTTTGCATTGTTTTTACAACCTGGAGATTAGAATAACCTTTGCCACTACCAAGACACTCATAATCTGTGTTTGCTGGATATGGTATAGCTCCGATAATTGAATCAGCCACATCCTGAACATGGATATAATCTCTTATGCAAGTTTTATCTCTAGTTTTGTAATCATTACCATATATTGTTAATTTATCTAATTTGTTTGCAGCTGCCATAGCTGCTATTCTAATGAGGTGCGTTGGTTTACCATTTTGACGCAGCAAACCATTGCTACCAGCT